TCTGGACTCCCGGAGACGGATCCACTTTAAGAACTTGGATTCTCGCCCCACCTGTGTTGTTACACGAGGCAAGACTAAGAATCGGAAGTTCGCCCTCCTCCTTCATTTCCTAAGGGTTTTCCCAAAGGGTCTTTTGGAGAAGGAGTATGTGAAGCTAATCAAGCTGTCTCTGAATGGATTGTTTTCGGAGAAGATGGGCCAGGAGTTACCAGATGGTTATCCTAGTTCATCAGTCCCGATCTTTCCTCATATGACACAATGCTCCATTGATCGCATGACTGCGACCAATGAGAAACTTCGTGTCCGACTCTACTTCAACCTTATCCAATGCAAGAGCTTATGCTCTCCCGTTGGGGAAGATATGATTGAAGAGTCATATCAGAAACATCATGATTCTCTTTGTCGTCCTGAATCTGAGTGTGTACAGGTTCCTCCCGAGTTCCTTCGGAAGCTTCGGGAATACGGAAGAAAAGTAGGTCGTCGAGTTTTTCAACTCTATGATCCATTTTCTACTTCCTTACCTAACACTCGATCCACCCTTGAGGTCGGAGACCGAAAGGGGGGTGCTGCTAAAGCTCTTTCTCCGGAAAGAGCCCTTTGCCAAGGTCCTCGTCTACTGGATATTCTGCGCTCTCACCAGAGTGAGAGAAAACAAGAGCTACCACAGCGCCTTGAACCATGGGTGATTGGACTTTTTGGTCCCCCAGGCTCAGGCAAGACTACAAATGTTCGGAATCTGGTATCTCGGTTAGGACGAAAGTTCTTTCCAGAGGTTCCCGATTCTGAACTGGCGTATTCAAGATCCTGTTCCATGAAACATTGGGATGGGTATAAGAATCAGCCTATTGTAGTGCTAGACGACTTTGGTCAAGATTTAAGTGATCGGCATGATATTGTTGAGTTTGAACAACTCATCTCAAGCAATCGCTATCTTGTGCCAATGGCAGAGCTTCAAGACAAGGGGAAAGTTTTTAATTCTCCCATTGTCATCCTGACCACTAATTGTGCGTACGGAACAAATTTTAACCGTGCATCGCAAGAAATGGTCATTGAAGAACCCATTGCCGTCTGGCGTCGTGTGGATGTTCCAATTCATGTTCGTCGCCCGAACTCCTTCGCTCTCATAGACAAGAATGTGCTGTTTAATACAGCTAATTCTCGTATCTGGGACAAGAAGTACTCGACTACAAGCACGAATTGGACAGAAGGCTCAAGTTTCCAACTCTCTGTTGCCAACGATCCTACCTACTTCGTAGAAGGTAAGGGTGACATGAGATTTGGAGAGCTCTTTTCTCTGGCGAGTCAATCATTTCGACGTCATGTCGAATATGATACTGCACATTTATCACCGGAATGGTGTCAGAAGATCTCCTCCAAAAGAGTGAGGTACGAGACGGATCCGTTGTCTTCGATTGTCGAAGTAACGGCAGATCCCATCAGTACCCCCCGCTTAAAGGAAGATTTCTCCTTATACCAAACCTTCTCTTCTCTCCCTCCCAATGATCCACCGAGAGTGAGAGTCAAAGCTCTTCCTGAGCCTTTGAAAGTGCGGATGATAACCGTTGCGGAGAGTGAAGTTAAATGTCTTCAACCCCTACAGCGGGCGTTATACGCTTACTTAAGAGAACAACCTCAGTTCTGTTTAACCAATGGATGCTCGAAAAGCGTCCTCTGGAAAGACTTTATGGAGGAAGGTCTTCCTTGGATCGAGCGCATTGAAGCGCAAATCCGCGGAATATTTTCCAACAAGAAGCCCACAGATCTCTGGTTGTCTGGTGATTATACGGCTGCCACTGACAATTTTCCTATGTCAGTAACGCACGAACTTCTTGAGGGAATACTTGAATGTATCCCCCATGAATCAACTCGTGCATGGGCTCGTTATGAGTGCAGTTCGCACGTTATGGAATATCCAGGTGGAATGATTGGAGAACAGACATCAGGTCAACTGATGGGTTCTCTTCTTTCATTCCCACTGCTCTGCTTCTTAAACGACTTCATCGTCTCCGAATCGGGTTTTACCAAAGGTAATTACCTAATCAATGGGGATGATGTAGTCGCTTGTGGACCAAGAGAAACCATTGTCGCGTGGCAACGGAATGCGCCACAGGTTGGTCTTTCCCTTTCATTAGGAAAGAACTTCATTCACCCTCGTTTTTGTACTGTGAATTCACAGTTATTTTATGACGGTAAATGTCTCCATACAGGCAAGGTATCATGCCAAACCCGTACAGGTGCAACCATAGGTTTCTGTTTTCAG